CTTACAACACCACTTCCGACTACAGAGCCAAAGACATCATTGGGCCTGTTGAAAACAGCGGTGCATTGATTGATTCTGTGCCTGTTTACATGGGAAAGATGAAAGGCGCAACACAAGAGCGCCCAATGTTCATTGCTCACGAAACACATGACTACGCACATACAGGGGAAAAAGACGCTGTTGATGCTGACGGCAATCCTGTTTTACAACAGATGGACGCAAGCGCACTGATTCCTGTGATGTGGGCTGAAATCCAATCCCTCCGTGCTCGTGTAGCAGCACTTGAATCGAATTAACCCCCGAAAGGACTCATCATGACCACCACTACAACTTGGACAGTCACTCAAACCGACTATGAAGTCTCTAACGGCTTCATCACCACGGCGCACTGGACAGCTACAGCAGTAGATGGAGACTACACAGCCTCCATCTACGCCACTTGCAGCTTCGCTGCTGCTGAACCAGCTATTCCCTACGCCGATGTGACCATGCAAGAAGTGCTGGACTGGTGCTGGGCTTCTGGTGTTGACAAAACCGCCACTGAAGCTGCTCTGGCTGCGAACATTGCAAGCCAGAAGAACCCTGTAACCGCCTCTGGCACACCTTGGGGCCAAGCATGAATCTGAACCTCGAACCTAATGAAGTGCAGTTCATCTTGAATGTGCTGGGCGAGATGCCCGCCAAATCAGGCGTATGGCCTTTGATCGTCAAGATCAAGGAGCAAGCAGATGCACAGGTGAAGCCAGATGACAACAATTAACGCAACCGAAGCGCGGCTGTCAACCCATGAGGAGGTCTGCGCCATCAGATACGAGCAGATCAACGCCAGGCTCAAGCGCATCGAGGGCATCATGCTCAAGACCGCCGGGGTCATGCTCTTGTCAATGGCCGGAACGATCTTCTCCGCCGTCTGGATATTAAAATGAAAGAATGGGCCGTTAGCTTTATCGCTGCGGTCCTTCTTGTTGGCCTAATTATCTGGTGCATCAAGGTGTTTATTGAGGTGCTGTTATGAGAGTCAAAATTGCGATAGGCATAGTTGTTTTGTGGTGGCTACTGCAAGCCGCTTCTATCGCTATGGCTCAAGACACCACGATCAATTACAAGGGCCAGCCACCACCGACTGCGATGGCCCCGATGGTCTCGGCTATGGGCAGCGACATCTGCGCGATCCCTGTGACGGGGGCCGTGTCTTCCACGGTGATCGGTATCGCTGGCGGCACCACGGTGACAGACGCAAACTGCGAGCGAATCAAGCTCGCCCGTGAGCTGTCCAACCAAGGGTTGAAGGTCGGCGCTGTGGCCATCCTGTGCGCTGACTTGCGCGTTTGGGAAGCCATGGAAATGTCAGGCTCGCCCTGCCCCATTGGCGGTGCCATTGGTGATGCTGCTCGCGAGGCGTGGGTGAAGTTGCACCCGGAAAGGTTCAGAAAGCTGTATGGCAAAGTTCCTGATCTGGCTGTTGCTGACGCTGGGGGCAAGTAATGTCTTGGCTCAAGCGTGTTATTGGACGGGTTCTGGGTATAACTCCACCTGCTGGGCCTGCGCCCCAATTGGTGGGTTGCCAGACTGGTGGCGTTCTCAATACTGTGGAGGTGCCACCGCCTGCCAGCCAAGAACCGAAACAAGAAACCTTGCCTGCCCAACAAACTTCAGTGGCTCCATCACTGAAAGCAGAAACACTGTCTGCGCCAACCCTTACCAAGAAGTCGTTGGCAACTGGTACCAGTCAAACAACACCTGCACCCCACTCCCGCCAACCTGCAAGCCCAGCGTCGAAACGCGCCAAGAAGCCTGCCTCGAAAACCAAAGCGGCGGCAAAACGTACACGCGCAAAAGCACCTGCCCCGACCCCTACGGCCAGCCAGCCTGGGGACAGTGGCAGCTGACGCAGGACACATGCAAATGGAACCCACCAACATGCAGCCCAAGCACACAGACACAGACGCTGTCGTGCCAAGCCGGGTTCACGGGAAGCATAGTCCAGTCAATGACGAGTACATGCCCAAATCCATATGGCAGCCAGGTGTGGTCAGGCGTTTGGCAGACTACATCAAACAGTTGCGTGAAGTCGATGACCAATCCAACCAACGTGTTGTCGCCAATCAGCCCCATCAGTCCGATGTCTCCCGTCATGTCTGCCCCCGTAATCCCCACCGCACCTGCAACTGCAGCGCCGGGGTTTGCGCCGATGACTCAGCAACCTACAGACACGCCAGAGGCCCCTTCCTCCCAAACAGAGTCCCAACCCCCAAGCCCAACAACCTCGGGAACTTCCGCTGCCCCATCACCGGGCAGCTCTGCTCCTTCGACGTCTGTCGGGAGTGGTGCGAGGGCAGCAGCCCTAGTGCAACGATTAACTCTAATCGGGGCAATGCCAAGACAACCGACAATCGTTGAGCAACTTTCTTTGAAACAGGAGCTACCAGATGGCTACAGACGACAACAAGACCTACTCCTTGAACTTATCAAGTCAGATGATTCTTGGCTTGATCCTAACGGCCCTGCCGGTTTTCGGTGGCGCAGCCTACGGGGGTCTCAAGTTCTACTCCAAGATGGAGAAAACGATTGAGGCTGTCGAAGTTTTCAAACCCTATGACGACACTGAGTTCAAAGAGCGCATCCAAGCCTTTGAGATTGAAGTCAAAGCACTCAAGGAGCGCCAGCTTACTATCGCTGAACAGGCTGTTCGTATTGCAGAAAAATCGTCGGACGCCATTGCGCTTGCGCGAGAAACCCGCGCCGTTGCACAAGGTGCGGCTGCTGAAAGCGCTGCTATGGGCCGCGAAACCAAGTCCAACGTTGAGAGCATGAACCGCGAAATCCAGACGCGCCTGTCTGCGCTCAAGCAAGACTTGGACAGCACCGCTGCCGCGTTGCGAGCTGAGATGAACACGCTCAAGCGTGCGACCACCAACCCACTGAGTAAGTGAAGGAGAGCCAGATGTTCCGCAAAAATTCCTATGAAGGCCTGACGCCCGAAGAGATCGAGGTCAGGGTCTGGGCCTTCGTGGTCAAGTCCGTGACGCTGCTGGTGCTGGGCATCGCCTTCGGTGTGCTGTACGCCATCGCCTTTGAAGAGCAGGCCGACACGCTGGCTCCGATTGATGCCGTGTTCCTCGAAATCCTGAAGGCTGTCGCCTTCATGGGTGTGGGCACGCTGGGTGGTATCTCTGGCCGCAAGGCTGCGGGGGTCATCGCCGAGAAGATCGCAAACAAAGGGGATCAGTGATGTTGCCAATCGTTGCTTCCATCGTTTCTGGCTTGATTGCCAACAACATGCACAAGGTCGCTGATGCAGTGATCGACAAGGGTGTGGATTACGTCCAAGACAAGATGGGCATCCAGCTCAAGCCCGAGGGCCAGGCCACCAAGGAAGACTACGCTAAGTGGAACGCCGAGGCTGCCAAGCACGAAGAGTTCATGGCCGAGATGGACCTGAAGAACATGGAAGGCGCTCGCAACATGCAACTGGCTGCCATGCAGTCTGATGATCCGCTGGTGCGCCGCTTTGTTTACTTCTTCATCGCAGGCTGGTCCATCCTGTCGGCAGCTTATATCGGGTTCATCACCTTCGGCGAGATACCCGAGTCCAACATTCGTTTTGCTGACACCATCCTTGGCTTTGTGCTGGGTACGATGGTCGCCAGCATGTTCCAGTTCTTGCTTGGCTCGTCGTTGGGCAGCCGCGCTAAGGATAAAAAATGACGCCCAAAGTCGAGCACATCGTCGCCGCCGGGGTCAAGCAAGCTACTGCTGAGAAGTGGATTGACGCCGTGGCGGCGGCTTGCCAGGAGTTCAGCATCAACACACCCCAGCGAATCGCGGGCTTCCTATCCCAGTGCGCCCATGAGTCCGGCGGCTTCACGATGCTGCAAGAAAACCTGAACTACAGCGCCGACGGCATGGCGGCTATCTGGCCAAAGCGCTTTGCTGTGCTCGGCCAAGACGGCAAACCCGTCAAAAAAGATGGCAAGAACCAGCCCAACAAGTTCGCTCTGGCGCTGCACCGCAAGCCCGAGGCCATCGCCAACGTAGTGTACTCAGGGCGCATGGGCAATGGCCCGACCGAATCTGGCGAAGGGTGGCTGTACCGGGGCAGGGGCCTAAAGCAGCTCACAGGCAAATCCAATCACATTGCGTGCAGCAAAGGTTTGAACGTGGATTTGGTGGCGAACCCCGATCTGCTGCTGGAGCCAACCTACGCCGCCCGGTCCGCCGCCTGGTTTTGGGCGTCCAATAATTGCAACAGTTTTGCCGATGTTGGCGACGTCGAGGGCTTGACCAAACGCATCAATGGCGGTCTGATCGGCATCGACGACCGCAAAAAGCGATATGCTAGTGTGATCCGTTCTCTTTCAGAGCAAAACACATGACACCAGAACTGCAAAAATACTACGAAGATCGGTTCGATCTGTTCGCCCGGCAGGGCTGGCTCGACCTGATGGAAGATGTAGATGTAATGTTGGAGGCAATGAACAATGTCTCTACCATTGCGGATGAAAAAAGTCTACAATTTCGTAAAGGTGAAATTTCTATCCTGACTTGGCTGAAAACCCTGAAAGGGGTCAGCGAACGAGCATACGAGGATTTGAATGAGAAGAATCTATGAATTTGCCTGCGATTGCGGGCAGCGCACTGAGGCACTGGTCGATTATGAGACGGCCAGCGTGCAGTGTGGGTGCGGTGGGCTTGCCCAACGCATCATGAGCGCACCGACGTTTAAGTTGGAGGGGTGGTCTGGGCAATTTCCGAGCGAACACGGTCGGTTTGAGCGCAAACACATCGAAAAGTTGAACGCCGAGCGCAAAGCCAACTCATAAGCGCCCAGCGCCGAGTTGATTATCCTACAACCATTTTGGCAGGAACCCAATATGTTGATTGACAATGAATCTGAGCCGCTAGGCGAACTCGAAACCGAAGAAGCGAAGACAACTGCGCCAGAACTTCCTGAGAAATACAGGGCCAAAAGTCTTGAAGAAGTTGTGCGGATGCACCAAGAAGCTGAAAAGCTGATTGGCAAGCAGGCCCAAGAGGTCGGCGAGGTCCGTAAATTAGCTGATGAGTTGCTCAAGCAGAACCTCAGTTCTAAGCAGCAGCGTATTCAAGAGGAAGAACCTGAAGTTGACTTTTTTGAGAACCCTCAAAAAGCAGTTCAAGCGACGATTGATAAGCACCCCGACGTCCTCGCGGCCCGCCAGGCGAGCCAAGAGTTCAAACGGATGCAGATTCAGCAGAAGCTGGCGCAGGATCACCCTGACTACTCCGAGGTGGTCAATGATTCTGAGTTCCAAAACTGGGTGAAGTCTTCGCCCGTGCGTTTGGGCCTCTACGCGAAAGCCGATGGTGAGTTTGACTATGATTCGGCCAATGAACTGTTGTCCACCTTCAAGCAACTTCGTGGCGTCAAGGCCAAGGAAACCGAGAAAGCGTCTGACGCCACTCGGGCCAAAAGCATGAAAGCCGCGCAAGTTGACGTAGGTGGGTCTGGCGAGAGTTCAAAACGAGTCTACCGACGCACCGACCTCATTCGTCTCAAGATGACAGACCCGGCAAGGTACGATGCCCTGAGTGATGAAATCATGCAGGCGTACTCTGAAGGGCGTGTTCGATAATTTAACTCTGGAGCTTTTAACATGCCAAACACCGCATTTTCCCCAACCAACTCGGTAACCACCACCTCCGCAGCAAACTTTATTCCAGAAATTTGGAGTGATGAAATTGTTGCTGCCTATAAGAAGAACCTCGTTTTGGCCAACCTGGTCAAGAAGATGTCTTTCAAAGGCAAAAAGGGTGACACCGTTAACATCCCCGCACCAGCCCGTGGCAACGCTTCTCTGAAAGTTGCAACTGACGCAGTGACCTTGATCGCCAACAGCGACACCAATATCCCTGTGCTCATTAACCGCCACTTTGAGTACAGCCGTTTGATCGAAGACATCGTCGAGGCACAAGCCCTGACAAGCCTGCGTTCCTTCTATACAGAAGACGCTGGCTACGCTTTGTCGCGTCAAGTGGACACCGATCTGGTTCGCCTGGGCCGCGCTTTCAACGGCGCTACCATCGGCACCAACGACTACGCAACCAGCGCCAGCTCTACCCGCGCTTTCGTGGGTTCTGACGGTACAACTGCGTACAACAGCTCGACTTCCAACGCTGCTGCACTGACTGATGCTGCTATCCGCCGCACCATCCAGCGCCTGGACGACAACGACATTCCTATGGATGGCCGTTTCTT